GTATTACGTATTGTTCGTGATCCAAAAGGATCCGGAGAACGTGTATTAATTTGGGCAGATGTACAAAGAACACAAGAAGTATTGTTACAAGATCCAGGAGCTGGTGTTTGGATTGGTGATTGGGTTTTTGCTATATTAAAAGGTATCATCGGTGAAGCACGTGAGAAGTTTGCTAGTATTGCAGGTCCGGGCGGCGGCACAAGTTTGAATGGTGCGGCAATGAAGGCAGAATCTAAACAATTACAAGAACAATTAATACAAGAATTGAAAAACTATGTAGATTACAGTCAGCCATTGACTTGGGTACAAGGCTAAATGAGAGCCCAAGAGTTTATTGTTGAGTATAGAAATAGACTTTTACAATATGTAAAGAGCCTATTACCTACTTGGCCAGAGTATGTTCTTAAAGATTGGCTAGTACCCAACAAAGGAAATTTTAGTAATCTCCCCACAGACGCAATTAAAAACGGCATAATGGAAAAAGTGCAAGGTGCAGGACTTACTCCTAACTCTAAATGGCAACTAGTTCCCAATATGAAGTTTACTATGGATATGTTTGATCCAAAGACTAAACAACTATTAATAGGTCGTGCCGGTGGCAGTAGTGATTTAGGTATGGGTATTCCAAAAGATAAAGAAAGACATGCTACTCAAGCGGCGCTAGCACAACAACAAGGTGGTGTTAGAAGTGAACCAGTATTACTAATAAAATCAGCCAATGGTTATGAATTAATAGAAGGTTGGCATAGAACTATTCAGCACTTTCATAAATTTCCAGATGGCTATACTGGCCCTGCGTATGTGACAGTAGCACAGGGTCAACAAGGACTGGCAGAAGGCAAGATTACATTAAGTACAGATCCTAACTGGTATGGTGCTACTGTAGACAATTATCAAGCCTCAGGACCAGTTGTTAACATACCTGCCAATCAACTTGTGGGATTTGAACCCGACGATAAGATGAATCAACCAAAAAGTAAAGTCAATGTTGAAAAAATAGTAGCAGGATTAAAGCAAGGAGCCAAACTTCCTCCGTTGTTAGTTCGTAAATATAAAAACGGATATCAGGTATTAGATGGTCATCATAGATTTTGGGCATATAAATTGTTGGGTGTAAAATCTATACCCTCTCAAATAGTTCCAGATTCTGACATAGAAGAAATAAGCAAGCAAGGTGTAGCGGAAGGTGCAACGGTTACACGAATTGATAGTAAACCTATCACAGATTTTGGGTCTAGTCTTAAAGCATACAAGCACACAGATGATTGGAGCCAAAGTGGTGTAGACACAGGTGACGATAGTTATTGGAAGAATAAAAATCTTAAAACTAATACCACTAAAGGATTGTTTGCTGGTGATCCAAAGAGAACAGCATTATACGCAACTGGCAACGCACACGAAACACGCTATGTAGAGTTTACCCAAAACGGTCAACCCATTGTTTATTTTGACCGCAAAGATTTGCCAGCAATGCGTAGTCGTAAAACTTACTTAACTGTTTTTGATGCTAGCGATTTCAGACAATTACCAACAGGTGAATGGTTTAGTGAAAATCCTAGCAAGCCTATCAAGCAGGTGCCCATTGGTGATCCATTCAAATACATCGCCGATCAAGGGTGGATAGTTCGTGTTACTGATGATTTAGATAAAGTATTCAAGCAAGTAAAGAACATGCACAAAGCAGGTAAAATTGCTCAATATGGTGCAGAGGGTATGAATGAAAGTAAGCAAGGTGTAGCGTAAGATAATTAACCTAAACAGTTTACTTTACAACTCTCCTGTAGTACAATATGTATTACAGGAGTTACCATATGATTATCGGGGTTACAGGATTAATTGGGTCAGGCAAAGATACGATTGCTGACTATCTTTGCACATTTCACGGGTTCAAGCGTGTTAGTTTTGCGGCATCATTGAAAGACGCTGTGGCAGCCGTTTTTGGTTGGAATAGAGAATACTTAGAAGGTTCAACTAAAACCAGTAGAGCTTGGCGTGAGCAACGTGATGAATGGTGGAGTGAACGACTAGGTATGAATATTACCCCAAGATGGGTATTACAATACTGGGGAACAGAAGTATGTCGTAACGGGTTCCATAAAGATATTTGGGTAGCAAGTGTAGAGAACAAACTACGCCAGACCGACGAAAACATTGTGATTACAGACTGTCGTTTTGTCAATGAAGTTAATTCTATCAAAAGTGTAGGTGGTATTACAATGCGTGTAAGCAGGGGAGAACGTCCTGTTTGGTATAGTGCCGCAGTAGACTACAACAATGAACCTGAGGCCAGTGAACAACGGTTAAAAGCTATGGTAGAGTTAGCAAATTACGCAGTTCATGCCAGTGAATATTCTAGTATTGGATTATTATATGACCATTATATTGATAACAATGGATCAATTGATGAGTTACATAAACAAGTCAACTCAGTGGTCAACCTGTAAGTCTCCTCGTTTCCAAGTAACTTCTTTCTTTTTAACTACTTCTACACAGTTAAGACAAATACTACGTAGATTAGACATTTCTGCGTTGTCCAAATTACCGTCAATATGAAAGACGGTAATTTGACTAGTGAATAGTCCTTTGAAGCCGCATAAATCACATGCGGCTTTTTTCTTATAACCTTTAGTTTTCCATTTAGGGCTTCTGGGTTTAAGTTTATTTTTCTTTCTCCCGCACTCATCGCACAAGCTTCTATAGTGTGTTATTCCTGCTCGGTTGTAGTTAACAGCACAGTTATTCTTTCCACATGTATTGCATATAGGTCTCATCATGTATTTACTCTAGGAAACCTTCGAAGGCACGGTAACTATGTCTTTTTATAACTATTTGATAAATATTAGTATGCAATCAGGTAGTAAACCTTAAAATTTTACATAAAGGAAATATAAAATGGCATTAACATCTCCAGGCGTAGAAGTAACGATCATTGACCAGAGTCAATATCTTCCAGCCCCAACGAATTCAGTCCCGCTTATTCTATTAGCAACAGCACAAAATAAAGCTGATGCATCTGGAACAGGTGTAGCAGCCGCAACAACAGCCGCTAACGCAAATAAACTATTCCAAGTAACAAGTCAACGAGACTTAGTAAACTTATATGGTTCACCATTCTTCTATACAACTACAAATGGTACACCAATTCAGGGTTATGAGTTAAATGAATATGGATTGTTAGCAGCCTATAGTACATTAGGTGTAACCAATCGTTGTTACGTTTTACGTGCTGACATTGACTTAGCCAGTTTAGTTGGTCAAACTGGTCGCCCAACTGGTAATCCGGCAACTGGTACATATTGGTTAGATACTACTACAAGTACATGGGGTATCTATGAATTTAATCAAACTACTAGTCAATTCACATTGCAAACGCCCATTGTTATAACAAATAGCAGTGATCTATCATCCGGAGTTCCATTAAGTAGTATAGGTAACATTGGTGATTATGCTGTAGATGCTATTCAAATTACAACCGAACCTACTGGAAGTTATAGAACATATTGGTATAAAACAACTACTAATACTTGGGTAATATTAGGTCGTGATGATTGGAGATTAGATACTCCGGCAGTGCAAGGCACAAATTCTAATCCAACACTAACAGCCGCTAATACATTTACTATTAATTTATCAGGTATAACAGGGGTAACTGCAACTATTACAGTTCCTGCATCTACTAACAATAACGTAGCAGGTGTTGCTGCCGCAATTAATGCTTTAGGATGGACTGGTTTAAGTGCTGAAGTACGTAGTGGTAAATTATGTTTATTCAGTAATCAACTTACTATTTCAGGTACAACAAGTCTTGTTATTGCTGCTGGTACTGGAACGGTACTTACTGATTTAGGTATTACTGCAGGAACATATAATCAACCTATATTTTCTTATGGTACAAGTGCTCAAATGCCATTATGGGGAAGCAATCAATCAACACCTAGACCAACTGGTTCAGTATGGTTAAAAGTTGGTTCTGCTGGCACTGGTCTAAATCCGGTGCTTTCGATATTTAATGGTGCTACACAGTCATTCCAAGCTAAAAATGTTTCTTTAGCTATTTCTGATGCAGTCGCAACAAATAATTTAGATGCTACTGGTGGACAAGCTATTCCTGCAGGAACTATATATGGACAATATGCATTTAATACTACTGGAACAAATCCAGCTAGTGCTGCTCCATTCTATATGTGGGAAAGAATTGCAACTGGTCCAACTGTAATTACTGGTTCCGACACAGCTCCAGCCTTTACAAGTGGACCATATTATATGTTAGTATATGTAAGTATTCCTGGATCTGGTACATTAAGTACTGGATATGAGTTTACATTAGCAGATAATACAGATGCTACAGATTTTGTAACAGCCTGGGCAGCAGCCGGAATCCC